TGGCCTTCGCCAGTGCCATCGCCTTCGCTATCGCCATCCCCTTCGCCAGTGCCATGGCCATAGCCAGAGCCATCGCTATAGCCATTGGTTGCGCCAGAGCCATCGCTATAGCCATTGGTTGCGCCATAGCCATAGCCATCACCATCGGCTCCGCCATAGCCATAGCCAGACCCGGAGCCGGACCCGGACCCATCACCAGAGTCTTCGTCATTCCCATAGTCATAAATCATGCCTTCCATATTGCCACCTCTTGAATCGATTTCTTAGCGGCTTCTGTAGCCTCTATAATCTCAATAGTATTTAATAATATAATTCGACTAACCTCGCATGGAAATTTACAATTATCGGGATCACTAGTTCCCTCCATGGCTAGTTGAGATAGCGAAGCAGCTCCTGCCCATTTCCAAATTCTTCTTGCATTACGCATTACTGTTTCGTGTCCATTACGTGATTCAATATATCCAGCAAATACCCCCGCAGAGTAAGTACGAACGATATAATATTGTTCGCCATTTATTTCTATTTCTGTCTTGTTCATTTATTTCTCCTGTTTTTATGTTTAACCAGGACATGATACGCAATATATCATAGCATGTCAAGCCACGTATCATAAAAATATCTAAAAAAAATTATCAACGAACTTATTCACAGATTTTGTGGATAAACTCAGTTGACGTAAATAAATGTATAAAGCATACTAAATCTATAAATAAAGATTAAATTGGGTTAAAAATGTTGTGTCAAAAATGCTATGGAAGCGGAAAAGTCATGGGTTTAGGAATGATTTATGAAGATTGTCCTTGTGATGAACAAAATGATGATGAGCTTCAAAATGAAAAGAAAAATATACAGATTGATAAAAGAAGCAAAGAATATCGTGACGCGATTAAAAAGATTGTTTCTGAGAGCAATGTGAATAAAGTGGAGGCTGAAAAGCTTTTTGAATCTGAATTTTATAAAATAGCTTGAGGTTTATAATGGTCAGTAAACCAACAGGAAATCCGAGAGGAAGACCATGTATTTATACTCCTGAGCTTGCGGAGCATGTTTGTAACGCTATAGCAACTAGTCCCCATGGGTTAAGAAAAATAGCAGCCCGAGACGAAAGATTCCCAAATGTATCAACAATATACGAATGGATAGCAAAAGTCCCAGGTTTTTCCGAACAATATTTAGAGTCACGCAGGCTCCAAGCCACTGTTTTAGCCGATTATATGCTTGATATAACGGGCGAAATCCCTATTCACGAGGATAAGGATGGTAACGATAAAATAGACGCAGGAATGCTCGGAAAGGCTAAATTAGACTTCGAAATTCTTAGGTGGCATGCGTCTAAAATGGCGCCTAAAATATATGGAGACGCTAAACAGGTCGAGGACTTAACCGCCGACAGAGACCGATTAAAACAAGAACTCCAAGAACTCAAAGAAAAACTAGACGCAAAAAACAAAAAGGATTTTTAACCCGATGCGCATCTTATTTAGATAAAAACCTCATTATACCCATTCTGGATAAGATTTTTTAGCATGCAGCCCTCATGCGCGACAATGGGCATTTGATATCAATAGAAATCATATCTAAGATGATATCTATATAAACCAACTTAAGACCCTATTATGCCTATTATAAACGACTGGATAGACAATAAATTAGCAGAGATAGCCAATAAACTGCCTACACTCGTTCATACTGAACCTGCTAGTTTCTCCTGTGGTTATAATGTAGGATACAAATCAGCTCTTTTAGATTTGGAAAGATTGTTGAGCGACGCTAATCTCTCTGATACTGTTAAATAAATTTATGTAGACGCTCCTATTTATGACATATTCTGATGGATTCAAACATGCTTCGGATTTAGAAAACTAGATGCAATTGCCGGACAAATTATAATGATTGATTTAGACAAAGAGCAGCTAGCATCCGAGCTCAGAGGTAGCTTGCTTAGATTTACACAATTCTTTTATCCTTTATTGACAGGAAGACCTTTTATTATCAGCGATCCATTGGGTCGAGAATCACATCATATAACCATATGCCGCGAATTGACAAAATGTTTTCGACTGGAAATACCTAATCATCGATTAAATATCAATATTGAACCAGGGAGTGGAAAATCTACATTGCTTTCTTTCTGGACTGCATGGTGCTTTACTCATTACCCAGATTGTCGTTTTTTATATATTAGTTACGCCGTTGACTTAGCTACTACCCATACATCTACTATTAAGCGTATTATTCAGATGCCTCATTATAAATATCTTTTTGATGTATCAATAAAGCACGATAGCAAAGCTAAGGCGTTTTTTGAAACTACTGCTGGTGGTGCTGTGGCTGCGTTCGGGAGTGGTGGGCCTGTAACGGGTAGAGATGGCGGATATCCAGCCCAAAAGAGGTTTAGTGGGGCTGTAATTGTTGATGACGCACATAAGCCCTCAGAAGCAAGTAGTGATACCATCAGGCAGTCTGTAATAGATAATTATGATGTGACTATCCGCCAGCGCGCTAGAGGTTTGAATGTTCCGATCATACATATAGGACAGCGGGTACATGAAGATGATCTGGCTAATTATTTAATTTCTGGAAACGATACCGATGAATGGACATCAGTTATATTATTGAGTTTAGATGAGGCAGGAAACGCACTTTATCCTGAAAAAACACCTAAAGAAAAACTATTAGCTCTCAAAGATAAATCTCCATATGTTTTCGCAAGTCAATATCAGCAAAACCCACTTCCTGCTGGAGGCGCTCTCTTTAAGCCTGAGTGGATAGCGTTACTAGACCAAGAGCCAGAAATGCTGATGACTTTTATAACGGCAGACACCGCGGAAACTACAAAATCATATAATGACGCGACCGTATTTAGTTTTTGGGGAATCTATAATGTAGAAACCATGGGCAAAAAAACAGGGCAGTATGCTTTACACTGGCTAGACTGTTTAGAAATTCGAATCGAACCCAAAGATTTAAAGCCAACATTTATAGAGTTTTGGCAAGGATGTATGATACACACAAAGCCCCCGCTAATAGCTGCGATAGAAAAAAAATCCACGGGCGTAACGCTGGTTTCAGTTTTGGAAGAATTACGTGGATTACAAATACGTCAAATAGAACGCACAAAAGCATCGGGAAGCAAAACTCAAAGATTTTTAGAGGTTCAGCCATACATTGCCTCAAAATTAATCTCTATTACTAATGGAGCTAGACACCAAACGATGTGTTTAAATCATATCAGCAAGATTACTGCAAACGATACACACAGACACGATGACATTATGGACACCCTTTGCGATGCCATTAAGCTTGCATTAATCGACAAAACCATTATAAATGCATCAGTTGCACAAACAGATTACAACGAGCTAGCAAAAAAACTAACATTCAATCATAATAAACTAGCGAGACTTAAAAAAGCTGCTTATTCCCAATAATAAAAAATATCAAGGGACCTTTTTTTATGAGAGTAGCACAAAAACATCAAGATAGATTAAGTAAAATCAAAACGCGTGTTAGAAATGGGCATGATTATTTTAAACAAAACTATGACCGTTATAACGATTTCATAAAGTTCGTTTTCGAATCATCTTTAAGCAATGATGAAGTGACGATGTTACAAACGATGAATCGTCCGCAGCTTCAATTTAACATCGTTGAATCTAGAATTAGTCGATTATTGGGCGAGATGAGCAAACAAGAACCTGATATACTTGTGACTGCCGATGATGAGTTTCAAAACGACTGGCTTACTCTAAAAGTGGTCGAAATGCACTTGCGTCATTTATTTCTAGACATTGACAACCATCATACACGATACCAAGTCTATAAAGATGTTCTAGCAGGGGGCTTTGGGGTATTAAAAGTATTTACCGATTATGCCAATGCAATGTCCATGGAACAAGTAATAAAAATAGATAGAGCCGAGCCTACGCTTTGCGTATTTGATAAGGTTGCCAAATATTCTCACAAAGGCGATGGACAATTTTGCGCTGAATTATTCCCTAAAAGCAAAGATGAGTTTCAAGAAGAGTACCCAGACATTCCTGTAAACACATTAAGCTTTAGGCGCGATTTTTCTGGCTTTAATTGGTCTTATATGAATGATAATACCGAGATACTATTAATCGCTGATTACTACGAAAAAATAAAAAAAGAAGTGACCATTGTTAAAGTCAGAGACGATAATAATGAAATGGGCAAGGTGATGACGCTCGAAAAATATAATAAGATGATAGATGAGTGGGATGATATTACAATGCCGCCTGCTCAAATCGGAAAGCCCAGAAAGACTATCCTTGACAGAATTGATAGATACAGAGTTATCGACAATCAAGTTATTGAATATGTTCAAACGGATTATTCTATGTTACCGTTGGTGTTCGTGGATGGTTCGAGCGTCATGGTTAAAGACCCCACTAATGGAAATGTTCGGCAAGTCACTCGCCCTTATGTCTATAATGCCAAAGGCGCACAACGTCTTAAAAACTTCTCAGGTATTTCTTTAGCCAACGAAATCGAAAACGAAACGCAAGCAAAACTAATGGTTGCTAAAGAGGCGTTACCTAAAGAAGAAGAGTTTCAGGCCGCTTACGATTCTCCGCAGCATGCGAATGTTTACGTCTTTAACTCAGTTCACGAAGGAAACCCAGACCAACCTATCCAAAACCCAATCAGAGAAGTACAAAAGGTTCCTGCGCCTCCTGAGATTATGCAAGCGTTTCAAGGCGCTGATTCATTAGTTGAACAAATACTAGGCTCATATGATGCAGCATTAGGGATTAATAACAATCAATTATCAGGCGTGGCTATAGTAGAGGGGGCAACTCAATCAAATTCAGCCGCTATGCCATATGTAGTGGGATTTATGCAAGGTTTACAACGTGCCGCCCAAATCTATGTAGACTTATTACCTAAATATTATAAAACCCCGCGTACGCTTCCAATTTTAGATGATGAAGGTAAGCGCCATTTTGTGAAGCTCAATACTCAAGATGGGATGCCTTTTGACTTTGACACCAACGCATTAAACGTAGTGGTTAAAGCAGGCGCAAGCTTCCAGGTTCAAAAGTCAAGAACGATCATGATGGTCAAGGAAATGATGGGCATGTCGCCAGAATTTTCACAATTTATCGCCAGCAAAGGATTATCTTTTGTTCTAGACAACATGGAAGGCAAAGGAATAGAACAATTAAAATCCATGGTCAAAGAATGGCAGCAAGAGCAAGAACAAATGAAGCAGAAAGCCATGCAAATGCAAGAACAAGAAATGCAACAAAATCCTGCAGCTATGAAAATGCAAGTAGATATTGCAAAATTACAGCATGAAAAAGAGAAAGATTCATTAGAGCACATGGTAGAAATGAAAAAACTTGAACTTGAAGAAAGAAAAGTTGATGCAGACATTGAAATTAGCAAAGAGCAAGCGCATGTACAGCTTGTAAAAGCGCATACCGAACATTATAAAGTTGATTCAGATTTAAAGATGAAGCACATTGACATGCATCATCGGCATAATAGTGAAAAAGAAAATTATAGTAGGGTTTGAAATGAGTTTGTGTGAAATTATATCGTTTAAACAGTTTATCGAAGAAATGACGGGGAGACCGTTTGAAGACTTCTTTAATAGTAACATGGAAAAAGAGGAAGAAAATGACGAACAGAGAGACGAAGAAAATAACGTGGTATGAATTGCACAATTATCACTCGTCAGAACTGAAAAAAAAATATAAAATAAATGATAATCAACTTGAGCAAAGTATGCGAACCCATATGGATGGGGCGAATGCTCAAGAAAGACGTAAGTTTTATGGGGATGTTTGGGATTCTAAGAATAAGAGTTAATGATGCCATTTGTTTCTAAAAGTCAACAACGTTTCATGTTTTCACAGCACCCAGAGATTGCCGAAGAATTTGCATCGCACACTAAAAACTTTAAATCTTTACCAGAGCATGTCAGAAAGAATCCAAAAGGGGAACATAAAATGAAAAAAGAGCACGAAAAGAAAGAGCATCACAAAAAAGAACATGAACATAAAGCCAAGCATGAAATGCATAAACATCATAAAGAAATGGCAAAGCACCATGTAAAAGAGCTTAAGCATCATATAAAAATGGTTAAGTATCATGCAAAAAAAAGTCATAAGAAATAGGAGTCTGTCATGATAGAGTTTAAGCCTAGTGAAATGGCTAAAAAACAGATGGCCGAAACTGAAGCCAGAAAAAAAAGACAAGGTACACCTAAAGAAAAGTATGAAGTTCCCATGACAGATAAACAAGTTGATGAATGGGAACGAGTTGTTAAAGAAGCAGAGAAAATATCTAAAGGTGAAAGTCATCCTGCTTACTTATCAAAAAAAAGGAATGCTTAAAAAAATGAATGAGAAAGATAAGACAGTGAAGTCTGAAGAAATTGAAGAGATGCTAAAGGCACTGAGTTTTATCCATAACCGACTTTTGAGGATAGAAAAATGGATGTTACGTCAAGAAGAAGTTCAAGAAAAGGCAAAGCCGTCCCCGAAAACAGACGCGAGTCTAAAATAGAAAGAACGGCTGTAAAAGCCACGGCAAAAAGTGTTAAGCCTGTTGCTAAAGATACTAATAAAACACGCCGAAAGATTGTCAAGCCTGGTATTTTGAAAACCACAAGGAGATAAAAGTGAGCGAAAAGTGGATTTCGAAGGCAATAAAACATCCTGGCGCATTGCATAAAAGTCTTCATGTGCCAGAAGGTAAAAAAATTCCTGAAAAAAAGTTAAAAAAAGCTGAGCATAGTAGAAATCCAACACTCAGAAAGCGTGCTGTTCTTGCAGAAACTCTTAAAAAACTGAGGTCTCATCATGACTAGAATCGTAACGCCCCCAACCCCCATTATCGGAACTACGGGATGCATTCCAGACTTACGATTCATGGCTACTCAAGATAATTATGATGCCGTGACGACACCCGGTTATCTCAATGAGATTACTATGGAAGGCTTTCCTTTATCCAATAATAGCATCATAATGATGTTTTATAATTATTCGTTACAAAACGGTGGTTCTGTTGATAATGGGTTTGATTTTTTCTCTGTCGCTATTGATGGCAATGGCGTCATAACTTTAGCCGGCTGGTAATAGGAGACCTAAAATGAGTGAATATAGCTCAAAACATAAGATGATAGATAACAAAATGGTTCATGATGACCATGGACGCAAAGGTAAAATACAATGCGATTCTCACGCTGCTATTAAAAGAGTAATGCAACATGGCCATGATAGACTAGATTATGAAGGCCATAATGGTAGCATGGCAGGCGGTTGGAAGCATGGTAAAGGTAGCCACGAACACAGTAGTTTCAAGCGTGGCGGTGGTCAATTAACTCCTAGAAAGGCATAAAAAATGGCTAATATCTTCCAACTTCCGCTCGCTCTTGCGGGTTCATCTGGTGTATTTCCAACTACTAAATACATGGTCGTTGGAGATGATTTGTCAACGGTAACTACTCCAGGCTATTTGTCGGCTGAAAATCTAGAAGGATTTCCGCTTGCTACGACAGATATTTTAAATATTTTGTATAGTTTTAATCCCACGACTCAGTCCGGGACATTTGGGCAGTTTGCTGTAACGTTTTCAAATGGTCAGATTGTGCTCGTGACAACTGGTGGCGCTGGAGACGTTACACTGCCTACTACAGCAAATCATATTGCTACTTATACAAACACAAACGGGCATTTAGCTGAAGACCCAGCCACTGCAATCAGTGGTGGGAATATTCAAGCGGGATTGAGCGGGACTGCGGGTAGATTAACCTCCTTTCCTAGTACTGCCGCAAGAGGCAGCTTGTCCTTAGCTGCAGTTGCTAATACAGGAAATACAGCTACTGTAATTAGCAATAACCCAATGGGTCAAGCATCTACAATTAATATTCCGGACCCTGGTAATGCGGTTGGTCAGCTATTAGTGGCTGCAGGTGCCACTCCGTTTGTTTCTGGAAATATTCCAGTTGCGAGCGGAACCGCTGGAAAGATGGTGGATTCTGGAAAATCTGCTGCAGGTATCCCCTCGGTTACAACGCCGACCACTTTAAATCATATAGCGACCTATACAGATACAAATGGAGATTTAGGTCAAAATCCTGGGACAGCTATTACTAGTGGTAATATTCAAGCAGGTTCAGTAGGTGCTTGGAGTGAATTTGTAGGTGGAAGTTTAATCCTTAACAACGATGTAGCTAATACTGGCGTTTTTGAAGTTGTGCCTACAGCGAACAGCGGAAATTTTGCGGTTGAATTAACAAACGATGCTTTTGGTCAGGCCAGTCAGGTTCATATTCCAGACCCAGGAAATGCACAGTCACAGTTATTGATAGCTGCCACAACAACTCCGTTTGTCGACGGTAATTTTCCTATGAACGTCGGAACCGCTGGTAAAATGATGGATTCTGGTATTCCTGTGGATACTATAGCTACTACAACGAATGTTGTATTGTTAGACCCTGGGGCCAATCAAACCATTATTACCGGGAATTTAGATTTACAGAACGGCTCATTTGTAGTAGGGAATGCAGGAGGGTCTGGTGCGCCTGGAGAGGTAATTCTTTTCAACACAAATTCTCCCACAGGTAATTTTACGATTGCAGTTGCGGCCACTCCTTTTGGTGGGTTTAGTACAACATTAACCACTGATACTAGATTAGCTAGCGATAATATTTACGTATTGGCGGACTCTGGCTTGGGTTCTGGAACGCCAGGTTTGATACCTGTTATCAGCTCATCCGCTCCCTTAGTCAGTGGAAATGTTGTTATCGCTGATTTAGGCACAAACACCGTTTTGGCTGATTCTGGCATTGCGGGTAATGCTATCATGTCGCTTACTGCTAATAATGCAATGGCTGACGGCTCTGGCATTATTCTTGCAAAAGTTAATGGCACGGAAGCGGCGGGGTCTGTAACAGCGAACGGAGTAGCAGGTACAATTACTACTTCCTCGTTAACGACAGGAGCTTCTGCAAGTTATTCGATTGCTTGGAGTAATGATTTTATTCTTGACTCTACCTATAGCGTAATACTTCAGTATGCAGGTGGAACGAATACTCAAAATAACATTACTCTAAAATGTGTACCAGGCAGCGGTTCTGCAACCATAACTATCTATAATAATTCTGGGGTATCTCCTTTGGATGGAACTATAGAAATTTCGTATGTAGTGTTTTAATTGATTTTACGGTTCTGTAAATAACATGGGCCACTCCTCTAAGAAAGTGGGAGTGGCTTATTTAAAATATAATTTTAGTTGGTTCTTCTATATTTTTATAAAGCTGATGATCGCGCAAACTTTTATCTGCAAGGCGCACTAGTTCTCTAAAATTCTTATCAAGATTAAGAATATCTATAATTCTTAGGTCACATTCATGTTTAATAACAGATTTTGCTTCAAGTATTACTGAATCGAAGTCTTTAAGACTTACATTAGATATTTTCAATGTTTTCTCATAGAGTTCATCAATCTTTCTGCCGTATTCAATAGCTAATTTAATATCTTCATTAACTTCTTCTAGAATCTCCTCACTAAGAGAGATGTTAAGTTCTTTTTGTTTTTCTATTGCATCACTCATGTGATCTAGCTGTATGTTAATTTTATCATCTAACTTAGTAAAATCGCGTCTAAGTTGGCGTTGTCTTTGGTCTATGGATTGTAGTTTTTCTCTAAAATCTGATAGCAACTTATCTACATCTTGTATTTGTAATGATATTTTGCTTTCAATTGGCCCCCAAATCTCCATAAAAATAGATTCGGCATATTTTCCAAGCATTTGCTTAAATTCATATTCTGTCATTCTTTTTCTTCTAATTTTTTATAAATATCGTACATAGTAGATGAAAATCCTGGTATTTTTTCATTTATTATTTTCATTATTCCTTCTGGTTGTTTTTCTATTTGTATACTTTGAATTAACCTGTATTGTTCTAACAATATTGTGCGTAATTCATTTATTTCATGTTTTAAGGGTATAGAGAATTCTTTAAACATGGCTTGCATCTCAGAAAGTAACCTATCTTTTTGCAATTTGATTTCTGAAGATTTAATAAACCAATACAATGCTTTTTTGATATATTTCAATTGAGATTTTCCAATCCCATGTATTCCAAGTAATTCCTTATTGGACTTTTTTAATAATTCTTCAACATCAAATATTTTGCCTTTTCTAATAAGAATTTTAATAACTTCATCGCTTATTGGTAGCTCGTCTATGCGCATTGCTTGTTCCTTATTCTTTTTCATCCATCTTGTTTTTAAACCACTTATCGGTTTCTTCTAGAGGGTACAAAACTCTCCCATGCTCTTTCATTTGAACATATTTAGGCCCATATTTTTCTGACCGAGCTTTAATAAACCAAGCTTGTGAATAGCCATATCTTGCTGAGGCTTCTTTATCTGTAAGAAATTCCTTCCCCATTATAGAAATCATATCACTCCCTAATAATTTTACTACTACATGATAAGAACATTTAGAGAATTTTGCAATCAATGAGACGAATATCTACTCTATCAACATAAGGTGTTTCTAGGATTGAAGCACCTTATCGCAACCCGTGCGTTAACGGGGATGAAATCACCGTGGTGGGGCAATAGCCCGATACTCAATCGACAATTGAGGTGAACCGTTGCGGGGTTAACAGCTAAGGACGAAGTGATATGGAAGAAGTATTGAATCAAAGTGCAGATACTAATGTTGCACCGACGAGCAGCGAAACATCGACTCCACAAGAGAAGATGTTGAGGCAATCTGAAGTTAATGAAATCGTTGGACGAGCTAAACAAGAAGCGGCCAATCGAGCGGTAGAGAACTATAAACGCTCTATGCAGCAAGAGGCACAAGCAGCACCAGTGTATAAAGAGTCTTCATCAGAATTTAATGAAGAAAGATTTAGACGACTAGCGGCTGAAGAAGCACAACGGTTGCGCGACCAATGGATACAAGAAGCTCAGAGTAATGCCGAAGAGCAAGCTGCCAAGCGAATCGTGAAGAATTTTTACGACAAGATTGAAGTTGGAAAACAGAAATATGATGACTTTGACAAAGTGACTGGTGACTTAGAGCTTAGACGCTTTCCAAATACGGTACATATGCTTGCAGAGAATTTAGAAAATGCCAGTGATGTGCTTTATGAGTTAAGCAAAAATCGTTCTAAATTGGCCCAGATTGAGTTAACGGCTAGAGACTTTCCACAAGAGGCGCTCTACGAACTTAACCGATTATCGGACTCAATTAAAAAGAATGAAAGTGTGACAGGTCATCGAGAAACGAATACTCCTTTAAATCAGCAACGTTCTTCTAACGTCGGAACGGATTCGAGTAGCGTGTTATCGATGCCAGAATTAAAAGCAAAATATAGAGCTTGATAATTAGCTGCTTGCTATCCGAATTATTAAATAAATAGTTAGGAGTAGCTAAAATGGCAGTTTTTCCAGCGAATATTCTCCAACAGGTCCAAACCTATCAACGTTCAGGGTTGGCTTTGTTGCAAAACTTATGCTGTCACATCGCAACAGCAAATGCAAAATTCAAAGATTTTGATAAAATTCAAGCGAACTTAGGTTCTACTGTGACCTTTGATTTGCCTCCACGCTTTACTACTGCGGCAGGTTTAGTTGCATCATTTGAGCCAGCGGTTCAAAGAGTGCAAACACTTGCTTGTGACCAATCTAACAACACTTCTTTTGCCGTAACTGCTCAACAAAGAATCTTCAACTTAGAAAAAGGTGAAGAGGATTATATGAGAGTATTTGGTAAGAGTGCGATTGCTGAATTGTCTGCGTTAATAGAAGGTAATATAGCCTTAAACTGGGATTCAGGCGTAGTCAGTCAGTTAGATGGAACCACCAATACGTTTTCTGGTCCTTATCGATATTTTGGAAATGGTAGTACGGCGTTAAGTAGCTTAAATGGTAGGCTCGCTGCTTAGAAATAGGCAGATGAAACTCGGTGAACTCAGGGGAAACCTCAAGTAGACAATCCTGAGCCAAGCTGCGAAAGCAGAAGGTGCAACGACTATCCCGAAAGGGAGTACACTCAAGTGAGTGGAAGCGCCGAGCCCCGAAAGGGTGAAGATATAGTCTGAACTTCTAGGCGACTAGAAGCAGCCGAAAGGCGGATTGAGATTAACGACCTCATTTGAACAGAATTGACCAACAAATCGCCCAGGCCGTAATGTTTTTCAAAAACTACGGCTCTGTAGCTGAAGGCATGAAAGTGTATCTTCCTGATTCAGTTGTTCCAAGTATTGTAGGAAATGGTCTAAATCAGTTCGTTCCGCACAGAAATGATAGCATCGCGCTCTCATGGGAAATCGGTGACTTCGGGACACCTTTAGTCAATTACTATCAATCCAACTTAATGCCCATACACGTTTCTGGTAATACTGGCGTATTGGGACAAACTTTGACATTGATTAGCACTAATGACCCTACAGGACAATCAGTTACACAATTAACATTTAGTGGGGCAAGTGTCAGTGATGCGAATGCCGTATTTGCTGGAGATTTATTCCAGTTTAATGATGGTGTATCAGGTAAGCCTAATATGCGTTACTTGACATGGATTGGCCATTTTCCAAGCGCCAATCCAACACAATTTAGAGCTGTGGCAAATGCAGCCTCCAATGGTAGTGGCGATGTAACCATCACTATTACCCCTGCTCTAAACTGGGCTGGTGGTCAAAATCAAAACTTAAATAATGCATTGCAAGCTGGCATGCAAGTGAGTGGACTGCCCTCTCATAGATGCGGTGGTATTTTAGGCGGAGAGGCCCTGTATCTCGCTATGCCGATGCTACCAGAACAGTCACCGTTCCCGACAGCAAACGAGCATGATCCAGATACAGGTGCTTCATTGCGTTTGACCTATGGTTCTATCTTCGGTCAAAACCAAACGGGGATGATTTATGATGAGACGCATGGTTCTGTGATTGTACCAGAGTACTCAATGCGGTTTATTATACCATTGTCGCAAGGCTAAAAATAAGGCTGATGCCTCTGGGAAACTACGCATCAGTTTTCTAAAACCATCGATTTTGAGGGGATTAAAAATGGCTACACCACAAGTACAAAATGACCCAATTTATAATTTACCGTTTTTATATATTACTGGCTTACAATTGCTTTATCCTGCTTCACAAACTTTAGATTTAACGGCAGGACAATGTCGTGATTCTAACGATGTTATGGATTTAGTTATTGGAAGTCCAAATTTTGCAGGCCAGCTAACACCAGCTCCAGTTTCTATATACATTGGTGCAAATGGGTTAAATGGTTTAGATACCGGAAGTCCTGCTGCAAATACTATGTATTCAATATTTTTGATTGGGGATTCTCGCTATTATCAGCCCACAGGCGCGATTGTTTCGTTGGCTTCTAATACGCAGCCATTGATGCCACTAGGCTATGACTCCTATCGTTTAATTGGATATTGGCCTACAGACGGAAGTGCTAACTTTGTTGTAGGAGATATTGCTTATAGTGCGAATTCTTCCTATAGACGAATGATTTATAGCACTCCGATTGCTACTCCTATAGCTTCTGGGTCTTCAACATCTTATGCCACTGTTAATTTAACGGGCATAGTTCCGATAGTAGAGCCAGGCGCAGAAAGTACAAATACACCGCCGTTTCCGTTGCCGATTGGTAACTTTATCGCGCAAATTTATACTTCATATGTTCCTAATGCCGCAGGAAATAATTTGCAATTAGCGGGTGTATATAAAGATGGTGGCGGTAACTTTCAAGCACAAATTACCGGACAAGTCGGGTCGGTTCCAGTGACAACAGTATCGGATGTTTGGGTTAATAACTTGGTTGTTTCATCGGTATTATCTCCAGTGATACGTTATAAAGTAAGTTCTGCTTCCGATACAGTAGCCATTTCTGTGGCTGGGTTTTCTTATGCCCTCTAATCGTAGAACCATATTCCTGATGTTAGGAATATGGTCTACCATTTCGTTGATTATAACGAAATGGTATTTTAAAAGGAGCGCGTTATGACCTATCCTGCACAAGATTTAATAATACGCTCCTGGTTTCTTTCAGGAATCGTTGCACGAAATCTTCAATATCCCACGGGAGACCAAATCGCCGATGGTCTACAAATGCTTAATGATTTGCTTAATTTCAAACAAATTGAAACCGATTTAATCCCTTATTGGCAATATATTGAGTTTAATGCGACTCCCGAACAAGAATTTTATTTTTTGCCTTATGTAGCCGAGATAGAAACATCCACCTTTAATTTAGGGGTTGTACGTTATCCGATGGTTCAAACAAGTCGTACAAATTATTTCGGTTCATCTCGGGTTGATAATATCTCTACATTACCTTTTTCTTGGAACTATGAAAGAGGAGTAGGCGGAGGCACGTTAGGGATGTACTTTATCCCAGACCAAAATTATCCGATTAAGCTTAAAGCCAAAATATTTTTGACTGATGTTAGTCTTAATACCGATTTGACCTATATAACACTGCCTGCAGGCCAATCTCAGACGTTTAGTGCGCCTCAATTGACAACAGCGTTTAATGCCACTAGCGGAAATGCGAGCGCTTTAGTAATTAATACGCCGCCTACAATGACTAGCCTAAAAGGACAATCCATGTGTTTTGGACAACAAGTCCAGTTTACAGGAGGTAGTATCCCGGCAACTCTTTCATTGAGCACTACTTATTATGCAGTTCCAATCAATCAAGCGAGCTTTTATGTGGCGACTTCATTGGCGAATGCACAAGCTAATATATTTGTACCTTACGCAGCAGGAAGCGGGAATGTTATTAGTTTCTCTTTGGTTATTAGTTTATTAGCGCCTACGAATTTGACGCTAGGTGACCAAATTATTTTTACGAATCCTACAGGGACTGTGCCTTCAGGAACGCTGCCAGGAGGGCTTACAGCAGGCGTTATTTATTATGCGGTGCCAAGTAGTGCCACTACCTTTTGCGTGGCTACAACGTTGTTTAATGCCCAAACTGGGACATATATTCCGTTTACAAGCGTTGGCACTGGCATTAATACCGTGACGCTGATTAATCCTAATAATATTCCTAACTTTACTTATTACTCTTTTATTAATAATGCGAATCAAGGTTTTGATACAGCTTACATCGAATATTTGAGGTATACTTTGAGTGCTTATATGTGCTCAGAGTATGGAATTATGTTTAATCCTGAGTCACAACGTATATTAAATAGTTATAGAAGAAAACTAATGTACATGGACCCACCCGACCTATCCATGAAAAAGTTAAGTATTTTACAATCTGATCAAAGTCCTGGGTACTCATGGGGGGATGTAAATTTAGGAAAAGGCTACAGACCCTAAGTTATAGTCCTTGACAAATTTTTTAAATTTCAACAATCTCCATTCTTATTTATTAATTTCCATCAACATAAGGATGCATGATAATGTCATGGAATAAAACAACAACCCTTCTTCCAGAAATGAAAAGACCAGTTTTAGCTTATATAGATAACAATTTATTTAATGCATTTTGTGTAGTTTCACTTAATTATGAATACGAGAATGACACCGCAAGAAAGAGACTATGGTTCACATCTCCTCTTCCTTTTCCTGTTGGAATGGGTTTTGATTTAGAGCAAGTTTTATATTGGCAATATATTGATACTAATATAAATAAAGATGAAATAGAAAGCTTAAAACAGGAAACTAAATTTGGATTAAAAATAAAAATCACAGAGTTATTATTGGACTTTACAGACAAATATGCAGCTCCTAAAAGTAAATTATATCCTTATGTCTTAGATATGATAGAAGAGGTTTTGATGGAATCTTTATCCGAAGTTAGGGCTAATCAACACAAGGAAGCAGAATGATACCAACGAAAAAAATTGTTAATGATATTAGTAAATTATTTATTTCTAATCTAACCGCATTCTGCAAGCCTTCTAAATCTCCTTTTATAAATCCATCTGATTATCCATCTTTTATCAGATTGAATAAGCGATCTGATACAGATTTAAAAGAAAAGTGGGAAAAAGAACCCTTAATTCGTGATTCCGTATACAAACAAGCGTGTGGATATTTAAAAATTGAATTGGTACTAAAAAAGAAATATCAAGGATATACATTAAGTCAATACGATGATGGTCCTGGATATTATCACAAAAAATACATAAAAATTGGTGATATTAATCGTGAAAAAAATATTTTTAGATGTAAAACTAAACAAGATTTAGAAAAATTGTATGAAATTAAATTTGATTTACCGCCTTCTATAAATGCTGTCCAGCACAAGGAAGAAAAATGAAAAAATTTTTAATTTGGGAAACCAGTTTGGGATATTATACAGAAGGCTGCGTTG